GGTGCCTGCCCGCCCTGCCCTGCCGGGGACTGCCGAGCCAGCGCCCGGGGTGCCTGCCCGCCCTGCCCTGCCGGGGACTGCCGAGCCAGCGCCTGCTGCCGCCCCGGCGCCTGAGCCAGTGCCCGCTGCTGCCCCAGCGCCCGAGCCGGCACCGGCGCCAACCACCGGCAGATTCCAGTTCCCCAAGAACGCTTCAACCAAGCTCACGCCAAGCATTGAGCAGCGAGTCGCTCAGCAGGTCTTGGAATGGAGCAACACCGGACTCTCGCCGGAGAGATGGGTCGTTAAGTCATTCGATGAGGCCCTGGCGATCGTCAGGGCCAAGGGCCGGCACCTGTGGCTTGAGCGTGTCCCCGGGATCGACCTTGACGCGGCGATGAACGCCCGGGTGATTGGCCGGGCAACCCCGGAACTGCAGGACGCCGTTGCTGCCCTGCGGGAGTTCTACGGGATCGCCGCGCCCAAGGCCCCCGCGCCCAGGGCCCCGGAGCCGGAGCCCGCTGCCGCCCCGGAGGCGCCGGCCGCTGCCGCCCCGGAGGCGCCGGCCGCTGCCGCCCCCGAGCCGGAGCCGGAGCTGGAGCTGGAGCCGGCAGCTGGCGCAGAAGACGATGGGCTGGCCATCCTCAAGGAGATGGAGGCCATCGTTGAGGAGATGGCCCGCCAGAACGGCGAGACGGCAGAAGCGACCCGCCGGGTTCTTGAAACGCTGGCCGGCATCGAGGACATCGATGGCGGGCGTGTCATTGATCGAATCGTTCCCGGCCCACGCTCGGCCGAGGCGCGCAAGCCGGCCACCCTGCAGAGCGAGGCCGATGCAGAGGAGGCCTGGCTGGAGGAGATGCAGCGCGAGGTGGAGCGCATCGAGAACACCCAGGCCAGGGTCGAATCGACCATCCCCGACGAGGCGCAGCTGGAGCCGGTCACCCCCGGCGATCGGGGCACCGCCCTCCCGAACTACAGCCAGGTGAAGGAGGTGGATGTGGACGACATCGACACCGACCCGGTGCGGATGCAATACAAGGCCGAGGGCCAGCTGAACCGCCGGGGGGTCTCCGGCAGCCTGAAGGGCACCAACGTCTACGACCCGCTGCTGGCCAAGATCATTTCGGTCTGGCGGGATCCGGCGGACGGGCGGCTGCTGGTGGTCAACGGCCACAACCGGCTGGATCTGGCCCGCCGCGCCAATCGCAAGACGATTCTGGTGTGGGAGATCAGCGCGCCATCGGCCGAGGAGGCCCGGGCAATCGGAGCTCTCGAGAACATCGCGGAGGGCAACGGGACGCCCTGGGATGCGGCGAAGATCATGCGGGAAGGGAACATCACTCCCGAGGAGCTGGGGCGCCGCGGCCTGGACCTGAACGGCCGGATCGCCCGCGATGCCGTCCCCCTGAGCCGGCTGCCGCAGGAGCTGTTCGATGCCGGGATCCAGGGGACGCTGAAGATCGCCAACGCCGTGGCCCTGGGCAGCGAGCCGCTGGATCAGGCCGTGATCCGCGATGTGGCAGCAGAAGCGAAAAAGAGCAAGTGGGATGCGATCAAGATTGGGCAGGCCATTCAGGAGGCCAAGTTTGCAGAGATCAGTGCAGGCGACCCGGGCGGCGTTCTTCCTGGCATGGAAGAACTGTTCAAGAAAAGCAACTTCAAGGAGCTCACGCTGATCAGGACCGAGGTGCTCGGCCGCCTGAAGGCCAAGGCCATTGCGCTGACATCGGCCGCCAAGCCTGGCCGGCAGAGCATCCTGGAGGAGGTGGGCAACGTCATCAACGTTCAGGCCAGCAAGGCAGCCAAGGAGGAGGCCGAGGGCCTGGTGAAGGTGTTCAACCAGGTGCTGATGAACACGGGCCCCGTGAGGGACCTGTTGAACGAGATGGCCGGCGAGCTCGGCAAGGGAGGGGCCCTGAAGGAGGTCGTGGATCGGAACATCGATGAGATGCGGCTGCGCATCGATGAGGAGATCCACGGGCCCCGGCTGCGGCTGGAGGTGCCGGAGATTCAGCGCGAAGCCGAATCCATGCTGATCATGGAGGACATCTTCGATGGGATGCCCGAGAGCCAGCGGATCGCGGCCGAGGACGCCCTGAGCAAGGTGGTGGTGAAGCCGGAGGAGCCAACCCCCGAGGCGCCGCCGGCACCGGAGCCGAGCCCGGCGATGGAGGCGGTGATCGAGGCCGCGGCCAAGTCGGGCGACGAGGAGGTGCAGGCAGTCGCCAAGGTGGTGAACCGCCGCAAGAGCCGCAAGCCGGCCGCAGAGAAGGCTCCCGCCGGCAGCGAGACCAGCGCCCGCGGCCTGAACATCGCTGCCGCGAAGAAGCTGCTGGAGGCAGAGGGCATCCAGGTCACCAGCGCGGGCAAGGGCAGCGGCTATCAGGTCGTGGTGCCGGGGCAGGATCCGCAGACCATGACGCTGCGGCAGGTCCGCGAGCTGGCGGCGTCCTACGCCAACAAGAGCGCACCGGGCCGGGCGGAAAGCCTGAAGGCCGACGATCTGCCCGCCGGCGGCGAGGAGGACTTCAGCATCGACCAGGGCCCTGCCGGCGTCGGCGAGGACCTCACCGACGAGGAGATCGAACTGATCGCCCAGGTGCAAGCCATGGCGATCAAGCAGGTCGAGAGGGTGCTGCGGCGAGTCGGCGGCGAAGGCTCCAGCATCAACATCACCCAAGACTCCAAGCAAGTAGTCGTTCCAAGGGAATGGGGCGGAGACGGCAAACGAGTCGCACCTTTGCTCGGTTCGTATGACCCAATCATGGATGCGCTGACTGTCTACGACGCATTTTGGCGCGATCCGATGAAACTTGTTTCGACCGCCTACCACGAAGCGTTCCACCGGCTCCAGTGGAACTACCTGACTCCAAAGGAGATGAGCGCGCTCAGTTCCTTTATGAGCATGGTGCGGACCCACTGGATTGCGCAGCGGTTCGACATCTCCCTGTCCGAGGCGCAAGCGGTAACGATGCAGGTCTACGCCGCGGCCAGGACGATGGACACAAGCCTGAGCAGGGCAATGTCCTGGGTCGCCGGCACGCATCACAGCAATACCGCGCAGCAAGGAATTGTCGATGCTGCGATCGAAGCTCTCGACCACTTCACAAGCGGACTGGAGAAAACCTGGAACTATGTGCGAGGCCGTGGCTGGACATCCGTGCGCTCAATCATGCGCGATGCCTATACCGGCAAGCTGGCCAAGCGCGGCGAGTTTGAGGCAGGAAGCCAAGAGGTAGAGGACGCCCGAGCCATGGTGCTGCAGGCGTGGCGAAGCAACCCTCGCAGGAAAGGGCCGAGCCTTTCGATTGGAGAGGACTTCAACATCCAGCCCGACTCCAATCCACGGAACCCCATGGAGGACGCCGACTGGGTGACGAGGTTTGCCCGGATGCTGGAGGAGAACCGCGAGCAGCTTCTGTCAGGCGAGGTGAGCCCCGAGGACCTTGCGAACCTGAACAGCTTCCAGAAGGTCCAGAGCCCATCGGGTGAGACGGTCTACACCACCAACGCCGAGGAGCTGATCGCCGGCCTCAACGCGATGTCGAAGGTGCTCCCTGGCAGGGACCAGCAGAGCGGGATCCCCATGTTCCGCGCTGACGAGGTGGTGAGGCTGAACCAGGCGTGGTTCACCAGGCACGGGATGAATGGAGACGCGATCCTGCGGGGCCTGAACTCCCTGACCCGCGGCTTCAGCGAGTACGAGCAGGGCGCCCTGAACCGCGCCATGACCTACGCCGACGTGCTGCAGGCCCAGGCCCAGGCCGCGGCAGGCCGGTGGATGGCAGCGAGCCAGAGGCCCGACGCCAACGTGTCACAGCTGCTGGCCGATCTGGTGCGCACCGGCGAGGCAGCCCGGCGGGTGCATCAGGCGATCATGCGCGTCACCCGGCCCTGGGGTCAGCTGGGCATGGAGATGCAGCTGCAGCGGAACTACGAGGCCGGGGATGGCGCGGGCCCAGCCGTGACGCCGCCGGGGACCAGCCCGATGCCCGATGCAGTGCCGCCCCCTGGTGCTGGCCCTGGTGCTGGCCCTGGTGCTGGCCCTGGTGCTGGCCCTGGCGCCGGCCCGGGTGCAGGCCCGGGTGCAGGCCCTGGCGCTGGCCCTGGCGCTGGCCCTGGCGCTGGCCCGGGTGCTGGCCCTGGCGCTGGCCCTGGCGCTGGCCCGGGTGCTGGCCCTGGCGCTGGCCCGGGTGCTGGCCCTGGCGCTGGCCCTGGCGCTGGCCCTGGCGCTGGCACCGGGATCCCTGACCCCTGGGGGCCCGCCCCTGGCGCTGGCCCGGGTGCTGGCCCTGGCGCCGGCCCGGGTGCTGGCCCGGGTGCTGGGATCCCTGACCCCTGGGAAGACGCCATCAACGCCGACGACGAAAGCCTGGTCGATCAGCTGGATGGGGGCGAGGACATCATCGATGCCATCAACACCGGCAACATCGATGCGCGGGTCGCCGCCCTGGCCGATGCCCTGGCGGAACTGATCGCCAACATGGGCCGCGCTCCGGCCATGCGGAACAACAGCTACCTCGCCATGGCGGGCCGGCGGATGGAGCCGAACGCGATCCTGATGCTGCGCACGAACAACCTGATCAGCTCCGGGGTCACCATGAACACCAACCTGGTCAACGGCATGGTGAACCTGGCCAGGCTTGGCATCAGCCAGGGCCTTGGTGCGGCCATTGAGCTCGACATGCCCCGGGTCATGTTCTCGATGCAGATGATGGGCCGCTACTTCTTGCAGATGCAGGGGGCCCTGCGGCTTGCTGGGCAGGCGGCAAGGGTCGGCCGGTCGCTGACCAACATGGATCGGGGGTCGATCGACTTCCTGGATCGCGCAGCCGCGGCCGACGCGCAGCAGCAGCTGCTGGACGATGGCGATGCCAGGACTGGCCTGACGCTGACGACCCTGGACATGAGCAGGGCCTATGCCGAGACCACCGCGGGCAGGGCCATCAACTTCCTGTGGGGCACCCTGGGGGCCGGCGCCAGCCGGATCTCGGTGGGGATCGACACCTTCAACGCCACCGTGGCCGGCCATTCCTACGAGTTCTTCCGCCACATGCCCCGCGGCATGGACCTGGCGGTGGAGCGTGGCCTGCGCCGCTACAGCCAGGAGGCCTGGGATTTCGCCAACACCTATGCCCAGACCAGGACCGACCGGGCGATCCGCGACGTGGTGATCAACGGGGAGACCCTGGCCGATGCCGCCCTGACCAGCCCGCAGGCGCAGCGGTTCATGGATGCCGTGAACTTCACAGACAACATGTGGGCGGAGCTTGAGCCGCGGACCATCACCGATGGGATCCGGCTTGGCATGGCCCAGGGTCTCGAGGACGATGCGCTGCAGGAGTTCGCTGCCCGCTACGTCCAGGAGGGGACGGCCGTTCAGCGGATGACTGACTTCTTCCTCAACGGCCGCGGCCAGGTGATCGGCCGGGCGGCTTCCCTGCCCGGGGTGGCGCTGAGCGCCCTGTCCGATCTGCCGGTGGTGGGCCCCGTGGTGCAGTTCGTGCAGCCGTTCCAGCGGGTTCCGGCGAACATCATCAAGTCGGCCATGCGATCGACGCCTGCCGCCATCTTTGTGGATACCTGGTGGCGGGACATCAGCAGCATCAACCCCGAGGTGCGGCAGCGGGCGGAGGGCGAGATCGCCATGGCCGCCATGGGCATGGCCGCCCTGGTGACCGCCACGACCATGGGCCATCTCCGCATCAACGGCGCCGGCCCCACCGAGCCGCTGGCCAGGGAGAAGTGGCTGCGCTCGCGGCTGATGCCCTACAGCATCCAGTTCTGGGACGCCGACGAGGGCCGCTGGTCAGACTCGATCGCGCTCAACTTCGCGGAGCCGATCGTCACCCTGCTGGGCGTGGTCGGGGACTTCAACGACACGGCGGCCAGCCTGACTGTTGAGACCCGGCAGCGGTTCGCCGGCAGCCTGGTGACCGGCGTGGCGCAGATGGCGGTTTCCGGCCAGCTGCAGAAGACCTACTTCCAGGGCCTGAACGAGCTGTGGGAGGCGGCGTTTGACCCATCGAAGGTGTTCCAGGGGCCGAACAAGCGCAACTCCTTCTCGCGCCTGATCCAGCGGTCGATCGCCAGCATGGTGCCCTGGAGTTCCTCACTGCGGGCCGCCCGGCGGGCCGTGGATCCGGTGGCCCGCACGGTGGAGCCGGCCGAGGGTGGCGGCATCCAGGCTTTCTTACAAGAGACCTGGGATGAGATTCGGAACGCCGTGCCCGGCTACTCGGCCGATCTGCCGCCGCGGCTGGATTGGACCCTTCCCGGTGCGCCGCCGGTGGTGCTACCCGGCATCGTTGGCCTGAATCACATCCCCGAGGACGCCCCCTTCCTGGCCGGCCTGGTCCAATTCGCCCCCTGGTCAACGGTGCGCACCGCGCCGGCGGCGACCGATCCGGTGCAGGTTGAGATGGCGGAGCTCTACGGCAAGGGATCGATCTTCTCCGGGCCCAGGGCGGCCGATTTCGGGCCCGAGCAGCGGCTGAGCCCCCGGGAGCTGGCCGAATACCAGCGCCTGTTCGCTTCGATCAGGGACGAGTTCGGGCAGACCTGGCATGAAGCCACCCTGGCGGTGATCAACAGCGCCAACTACCAGGCCTTCCCGATCGAACCGCCCAGCGGGCAGTACGTTTCGCCCCGGGCCGCGCTGCTCCAAATGGAGATCATGCGGTTCAAGGAGCTGGCCAAGCAGGCCTTCGCCGCCACCACTCCCAAGGGGGCGGAGATTCAGCGGCAGGAGGCCCAGGCCGATGCCCGGAAGCGGGAGCTGGACTACATTCGCCAGTACGGCACCGGGGACACCACCCAACAATTCATTGAGGAGATGCGCTGATGGGCCTGAGTTTCGATACCTACATCGGCAACGGCAGCACCACGCAGTTTGCGGTGACGTTTGGCTACCTGGACAAAACCCACGTCCAGGCAACTGTGAGCGCCGCGGCAACTGGCTTCACCTGGATCAACGCATCTTTGATTCAGTTCGGGCCCGCTCCAGCAGCAGGCGCCAAGATCCGCATTTATCGAGAAACGCCAATTACAGCGCCGCTGCAAACTATTACAGACGGATCTACCATTTATGGCTCAGACCTAAACAGCGTAATCCTTCAGAATCTGTATGCTAGCCAAGAGCTAGTTGAGGTTGATAGCGTCCCCATTGGCTGCGTTATTGACTACGCCGGCGCTGGTTTACCGTTTGGCTATTTGCTGTGCGACGGGAGCGTGGTGCCCAACGGAGTCGGGACGGTGCAAGGGATCACGGCGAATTACCAGCCTCTGTACGCCGAAGTCGGCTCCATCCATGGCAGCCCCGGCAGGCTTCCTACCATCCCCTACGGAGCTCCCTTCTCCTACCTCACCAAGCCCTGCATCAAATACTGATTGCTGGCGGCCCTGCTGCTGGATACCCTGAAAATGACCGCCACGCCGCCATGATTGAAGTCGGAGCCATGCTTGGTGTTGCCGGAGTCGGCGCCCTATGGAAGATTGCCGTTGAACACGGCAGCGTGAAAGGCACGCTCACCGGCATCCTGAAGGAGCTGACCGAGATCAAGGACGGGGTGGAGAAGCGGCTGGACGACCATGAGTGCAGGATTCGGATGCTCGAGGGGAGCGACATTTCGCGCCGGCGATAAGCTGAGGGTTGTCCCCCAGTCATGGAACATCTCGACAAGTGGTTGGTCGCGCTGCAAGCGGCACACTTCTTCGCCCTGGCGATCGTGAATCTGACCGAGACCCCGAAGGATGACGAGGCCCTGGGCCGCGCCGCCCAGCTTGGCGCCCAGGTCTACAAGGCCCTGGAGCTGCTGGCCGGCATCGGCCCGTTCGCCAAGCGTTAGGCCTCCTTCCGCGGCAACGGCTTGATCTCCATGAGCCAGCCGTTGCCGTTCCCCGGGTGCTCCCACCGGCGGTTGAAGTTGGTGAAGCTGTAGCGGATCCCCTTGCCCTTGGTGTGGTTCAGGTAGCCGCCGTTCGCAAGGTCAGCTTCCCCGTAGGGATCGTGAACGATCCAGTGGTCGGGCCCGTAGCCGGTGATGACGGACCAATGGCCACCGCCGGTGGGGGCAGAGACCGGCCCCTTGTGCAGCCAGCCGACCGCCACCGGCAGTCCCTCGCGGAGGAGGGCCTTCACGATCGCCGGCGTGCCGGTGGTGACCAGGCGGGCCTGGAGCCCAAGCGAGCGGAGCGCCTGCAGCTGGGCGGCGCTGCTGGTGGTGTCCCCGTAGCGGGCCCTGATCACGTTGTATTCCTTGTCGTTTGCGACCTTGTGCAGGTAGCGGGCCACCATCGCGCAGGAGGAGGAGAAGCACCGGCGGTGAGCTTCCTCTGAGTCGTCCATCTGCGACTCGAAGGGCACATTGAGGACCAGGCTGGCCGCATCCAGCAGGGGCGCCTTGGGCTTAGGGGCCGCCAGGAAGGTGGAGCGGAAGGTGGCCAGGGCCGCAGGCGCGCAGGACTCCTCAAGCTGGTTCCAGGCGGCGATTTCGTGAGGCTCCCCCCGGTGCTGGGCGGCGGCTTGCAAGAGACTGAGGGTCATTGAGGGACCTGGACGGTGGGTTTGCAGGGCATGATGCAGATGGACTGCACCGGGAAGGGCACGGGATCCCAGAAGTCGGAGCGGATGGCGATGTCCCAGGCCATGCTGGGCGAAACGGCCATCACCGTGGTCTGGAATCCGAGCGGCTGGCGGCTTTCATCGGCAGCGATCACGGTGCCAGGGATCCTCACCAGGAAGGTCTGAGGCCGATCGAACTGCAGATCAGAGGGATGGGCGAGCTTGCGACCATCGGGCAGTTTGGGCCGAAGCGCGAGCCGCCTGTTCCAGAGATCCGCCAAGGACTTGAACATCCAGACCATTTTCCAAGTCTCCCATGAATACATCCAACTCTAGCTTCCACAATTCATCGCGCCGCTGGGCCTCCGCTTGCTTGGCATCAATGGCGATCGAGTTCACCCAGTAGGCAACAGCGCCTTCCAGGGCATCCAAACGGTCATCGTGGCGCAGGCAGCCGCGCTCTTTCGTTACATGCGTCAGCTGGTAAAACAGCTGGTAGGACAAGCGTTCTTCGCTGGCGTCACTTTCGCGGTGCTTAGAGTCTTGTTCGATCACAGAACGGTTCACAATCAGCCTGTGCTGGTTCAGAACTGGCTCAAGTGTGGCAATTATCCTGCGTTCTTTCTGCACATTTGACCTGGTTGTTTCGATTGTGCAGGGATAAACCTGGGCAAGATGAGGTTTCAGAACACTTGCCATCATGCCAAGGCCGAACTGATCCTCAATCAGGATCAATTTGACGCCATTCCGCTTGGCCGCCTGAGCCAATTCGGCCAGAACAACGTCGTCGTAGCCGGCCCGGAACCCCCCGGACTCCAGCAGGAACAGGTAGCCGTTCAAGTGCGCCACCACGGCATAGGCCGTTTCGTCCTCACCCTTGCCCGAGGGGTCAATGAACATCACGCAGCCCTGGAATGGCAGCCACTCCTGGGCCATGTAGGCCGGCCGGTGGTAGCGATCACCGCTGAACCCGACCGCTGGCAGCTCCGCAAGCCGATACTCCGGCGCCCCCGACCACACCAGGCGCTCTGGTGCGTCCGTGGAAACCTCCATCACCACCAGATCGGACAGCCGCAGGGGGAAGCGGTCTCGATCGGACAGCGTGGTGTCCAGCATGTATTGGAGCATGAAGCTCGATCGGCCCATCGAGACCTCGCGCTCGAGCAGCTCGATCTCCCCGAAGCGCACCGAGTCGGTTGGCTGCCCCGGCCGAACCTCCTCCTGCTCGGCCAGCATGGGCGCCAGGAACCCCCCGTAGGCCTCTGGCTTGGCGGGATGCCTGGCGGGCCACACGCGCAGGTCGTAGCCGCGGTCCAGCAGCTTGGCGTACAGGGTCTCCTCCGTCTGGGGCGTGCCCAGGAACAGCACATCGCCATCGGGCTTCAGGATGGCGTTGAACTCGCCCACGGCGCCCAGCAGGCGCTCCCGCATCGAGACCGTCCAGCTGGTCGATGGGGTCTCCACGTCGTCAGGGATGATCAGGTCCGCCCGGGAGCCGGTCAGCTGCCCGAAGATCCCGACCGATCGCATCGATGGCGACTGGTCAGGCCAGGCCGGGCCCACATCGAACGAGTCGTAGGAGCCACGGTTGCCCTTGGGATCGGGCTCCAGGCAGCAGAGAATCGGCATCTCCCTGATCAGTCGCAGGCAGAACTGGTTGAACCCGTCCGCCCGCTCCTTCGAGGCGCTGCAGACCAGCACCTTCAGCTGCGGGTTGTTGCGCAGCCGCCACAGGGCATAGGCGGCCGAGATCCAGCTCTTGCCGGCGCCCCGGTAGGCCTCAGCGATGCGCCGGCGGGGGCCGTTCTGGACATAATCCGCGATGTCCAGCTGGACGATGGTGGGCGGCGGCAGCCGAAGGTGCTGCCAGACCAGGGCCAGGAAGTACCGGAAGTCACTGTTGAACGGCTCCGGCAGCGGCTCCCAGCCGAGCGTCATGGTGCGGCCTCAAAGAACACCCGCCTGGGCCGCCTGGGCGTCACCACGAACGGCTCCAGCCGCTGCGGCAGGGTGCCAATGAAGTTGACGTGCCAGCCCGGGAACATGGTCATGGGCGACACGGTGCCGTCCTCTTGCATCTTGCCCGGGTCGTAGAGCTCACCGATCACATCGAACCCGGCATCGGCGTTGCCGAAGACCCACGGCTCGTCAGCTGGTGGCTCCAGGGGGAACTGCCAGCCCAGCTCCAGGTTCAGATCGGCCAGAACCTCCTGGAAGGCTTGCTTGGAATCGAAGTGCAGGCAGATCGTGCTCATGGTCAACGCTGAGTGATGGTCCGCAGTGCTTCAACAGATAGCCGTCGGGGCCAAATCGAAATCCTGGAAATTACGCCGCTCAGTCGAGAACCGAAATCAAGCGGCTGGCATCCAATTCCAAACGCAATAGGAACATCTGCAAGATCTGCACCGTAAACAACAGGCTTTTCGCCATCGCTGCACACGACGCAGCGGCTTCCTTGAACAATTACTGCGTCCCTATACACCTGGCCTGGATTGACAGGCGGGTAGGTTGCAAGAAAATCAGGCGCTCCTCCCGCAATCCTGATTGTCTTAGCGAAGCTGCTGTCAGTTGAGTTGCCAGTCATTGCAACCGCAACGTATGAATTGTTGGCGGTCGTTGCGTTCCAAACAAAAGTGCCTGGCGATCCTCTGCCGCCAACGTAATCAGAGCTCCATTCTGCAAACACTGTAAATGCAGAAAACTCTATCCCTGGAAATAATTGCGCTACCGTAGAAGATTGCAGCACAGCAACATCTGGCACTCTGGTGGCAGTTGCTCCAGCTGTGGGAATCAGGCTGCTGTAGAGGCCGCTGCCGTTTTCGACCTGGGCGCCCCACACATGGGCCGTGGCGGCTCCTGCAGCGTTGAGGTTGGGGCCGACATAGAGCTGAAGATTGCCCGTTGTCGGGGAAAACGAGGGCAGAATGTAGCGACGCCAGGTGTTTGTAAGGGTGACGGTCTGCTGCACGGTGGCGGCGCCGCTGACGCCCCAGGTGACCGTCTCTCCCCCGACCGGCCCCTTGAGGTAGACCGACGCCATGTGGCCGCCAGCAGTCACAGCAGCCACAGGGCTAAACAGCGCGCTGATCTGGCCCGCTGCAGTGACGGCGTTGGTGGTGGCTGCAGCAGTGGTGGTGCCATCGGGCGCCACGGCGGCATTGAAGGTGACCGCCGGCCCGGCAGCACCGGCCCCGAAGGCGCTCCACTGGCCACCAGTCGGCGTGGAGTAGGCGATGAAGTTGGTCTTCTGCCCCTCAATCAGGAGGCCCCTGGGCCGGCCTGTGATGGGCTCATGGTCAAACCGCGGCGCGTTGCTTGCCACGGTGCGCATCAGGCCGTCGCCGCCGATGCAGGTGCCGGCGCTGGCCCTGGTGAAGGTGATGCGGGGGTCCAGGCCGCCGGTGAGGCCGAAGCGAAAGTCGGCCGGGCATTGGTTGAACACATCGAGCTCAGCCTTCAGCAGCCGCCGGCAGACGGCCCCCGATCCGTTCAGCTCGCGCAGCAAGCGCAGCATGATCAGGTCTCCCGGCTGGCGGCGAACGTGAACTGGACCGATGGAGTGCCGCCAACGGAGCTCACCAGCCGGCCGCGGAAGAAGGCGACCGGGGCCTGGCTGATGGCGTAGCCGGTGGTGCCGTTGGCGGTGATGGTGGTGTCGAAGTTATTGGCGTCCAGGTTGAACCAGTTGGTCGCATCCAGGCTGCCCTCAAACCGCACCACGACGTTGGTGCCGATACCCGACACGGTGACCTGGAACAGGCCATTGTCGGCCGACTCCCCGTTGGCGAAGGAGGTGACCCCTGCAGCCGTGAGGGTGCCCAGGGTGGAGATGATCGGGTAGGACATCAGGCCCTCTGACGACGTGGGTGCATGGCGATCACCTTCTCGAGATCGGGCACCGCGGCCACCAGGTCACCAAAGGCGCTGCCAGCCACCGGCTGAGCGGTGATCTGGTTGTCCTTCAGGAACTGCCGCAGGATCCCCAGCTCGCCCACCGAAATGTCGCCGGTGTCGAGCTTGGCCTTGAGGTGATTCGCCAGGCCCTCATGCAGGCCACTCAGGGCTTCCTGGTCGGCCTTGGCCACCGGATCCTCACTCCGAAGATGACAGGCCAAGCATACTCGGGCCCCATTGCGCAACCCAGGCCACGGCAATTTGCGGGCAAGGCCGGGCTTATAGCACACGGACAACCTCACCCGCCTCAGCCTACTCCTCAGTCCTGTATCACCCGGAACCTGAATCCCCGAGTCTCTTAATGAGACCGTGGATTGGACTCAACTTGAGACTGCCTGCGCCGCAAGGACTCTCAGATCGTGTGCCAGTTTGTCGATTGGCTGCCATCCCCTGAGATCCCAGTCCCCACGCCCATTTTGGTAAATCACCCCCCTTATACAACCCAGGCTTACCCAGGCTGCCATTCCAGCCATAGTCACCTTTCTTCACCCTGGTGCCGCCTGGCTTCAGTCTCCCGGTCTCCCACCACCCACACCCAGCCAGCTCAGGCCAGCCCAGCCCAGCCCAGGCCACCAGGGCCCACTTTTTTCCGACGGCCTGAGGGGCTTACGCCCTACCCCCCCCGCCCCCCGACCCCCCCTGCCCCCCCCTTGCCTCCGGCAGGGGACTCCTGATCCCCTGCCAGCCCAGGCCGGCCCTGCCGGCTGGGGCCCGCTGGGGCCGCCGGGCCCTCCTGCAGGGGCTCCGCCCGGCTGCCGCCGGCCGCCCTGCGGGCCCGCCTGCCGTCGGCCCACGGGTGCCCCCGCCACCGGATCGGGGGGCCTGAGTCAGAGCAGCCGCCCAGCGCGGGAGAAACGGGGGGAGCCGGGGCTGGGCATGGCTGGCCATGGCTGGGCGAGCGGGTGCCGGTGGCCGGGCAGGGCAGGGGCCGGGCCCTGGGGGACGACGTGGGGGACGACGAGGGCGAGGCCCAGGGCCCGGGTGCCGGTGGCGCGAGCTGGGGGGCCGGGCAGCGGGTGCCGCCGCGGCCGAGGGCGAGCGGGCCGGGCCGGGCCGAGGGCACCAGCGGGCCGGGCCGGGGCCCTCTCTATCTATGGCCGGCCGGGGCCCAGTGGACAGTGTGAAGGACTGTCACAAGGGGGGCTGGCATCTGGCGACCCGGTGCCGATACTGGGCAAGTCCACTGAAATTCCGATCCATGGAAACCACCACCAAGGCCACCGCCGCCCGCCGGGGCGCCCTGCCCCGGACCCTCGCCCAGCTGGAGGCCGCGCCGTGGTGCGCCGGCCTGCTCCGCCCCTACCCCGCCGGCAGCGGTGCCCTCTATGTGCTGGAGATCAACCCGGCATGGGTGCCGGGCCACAGCCGCCACGGCCACCCGCTGACCGTCCACGCCGCCACGGTGGCCGCTCTGCTGGCCCAGCTCAAGGCGAGCGCCTGGGCTCACATCGTGGCGCCCGCCGCCGAGGCCCCCAGCACCGAGGCCACCGAGGCCCAGGGCCCGGCCGCCGAGGCCCCCAGCACCGAGGCCGAGCCGGCCGCCCGCCGGGTGGTCACCCTCACCGGCACCCACCCCACCACCGGCGAGGCCGTGAGCCGTCGGACCGCCCGCCGCTATGTGGCTGCCCTGTTCTGGCCAAGCGAGCGCACCGGCGGTAACTGGCTCGGCCGCTGGGACCTGGCCTCCGCTGCGGTCGATCGCCGCATCGCTACCGGCTGGGGCCTCCGGGCCCGGGTGGTCCTGATCAGCGACCCCCGGCACACCGAGGCCGAGGCCGCCGAGGCCCTGCGCATCGGGGCCCCACTGGTCGCCGCTCTCAATGCCCGCCTCGCCGCTGCGGAGCAGGCCCAGGGCTGGGGCCCCGATGCCGAGGCCACCGAGACCGAGCCGGCCGCCTTCGTGGCTGCCCTGCAGGCCCAGGCCGTCGAGGTGGCCGAGGCCCTCAGCCTCTCCATTGAGATGGCCCCCCGGCTGGAGCCGGCCGCCCCCAGCGCCGAGGCCCAGGGCCCGGAGGCCGAGGCCATCGAGGCCGCCGAGGCCTGGAAGGTGGCCGATCAGCAGGCCGCCCGGGCCGAGGCCGCCGAGGCCTACGCCGCCGCCGCCTGGCGCTGCGCCGATGCCGCCGACGAGTACGCCGGCGCAGCGGATCGCCGCTGCGCCGTGGCGATCGGCACCCTGGCCACCACCATGGCCGCCACCCTGGCCGGCGGCTGGCTGGTCGGGGCCGCCGTGCCCCTGGCTGCGGTCCTGCTCAACCTGAAGCCGGGCCGGATCGAGCGGGCCGCCCGGGCCCTGGCTCCGATGGTGGCCCGGGTCCGGTGCTTCGCAGGCCGGGCTAAGCGCCGCATCATCCGGGCGGCCAGGCTGGCGGCCCCTGCCCTGCCCGTCGGAGGCCTGGGCTGATGCGCCGCTATCCGATGGCGTGCCGGTCTGCCTATTGCGGCAGCACCGGCCCCGCCGGGTGCGCCGGGTGCCCGGAGCTGCCCGCCCTGGAGGAGTTCCGGGCCTGGCAGCAGGCCACCCAGGCCACCCAGGTTGACCCGATCTGGGCCCCCTGCCTCTGGGAGGAGGGCGAGCCCAGCCCCTGACCACCACGGGGCCCAGGCCGCCGAGGCCCAGGGCCCCGACCCCGACCACCACCACCACCACGCCGACCCATGGCCGTTCTCATCCCTGCTCACCAGCTCCCAGCCCTGCCCTCCCCGATTGAGGCGGCATGGCACGCCGCCACCGGGGATGTGAGCTGCTACCTATCCGGCCGCCTGGTCATTGTCGAGATTCGGGAGGTGCCCGAGCCGGGGGACCCGCCGATCCCCGCCGGCGAGGCCGCCACCCTGCGCCAGTTCCTCAGGGCCACTAGCCCGGAGCGTGCCCGGGCCCGCTGGCTGGAGGAGGTGGCCCCCCTGGCTCAGGTGTTCGGGCCGCCCCTGATCTGAGCCGACCCGATCGCAGCCCGGAGGGCAGCCAGCCCCTGCCTTCCCTGCTGCCATCGGCAGCACCATCCACTACCTAGGACAACGTGGCCCACACCATCACCGAGACCACCCGCTACGAGATCGAAGCCGGCAGCAAGACGGGCGACGTCTACGCCCGCGCCTGCACCTCACAGAGCACGGATGGAACGGGTGACTGCACCCTGACTATCAACTACCCGGGCAACGACGGCAACGCCCGCCGGCTGGAGATCCGCCTACCCCTCGAAGCCGGCCGCGACCTGGCCTCCAGCCTGGTCGACTCCCATCGTTGGGACTGCACCCCGGAGCCCGGCCGGGGCCGGGACAGCAAGGCCCGTTTTTTCCAGCGGATCACCGAGGTCGCGCAGGCGGCGGCAAACAAGCTCGAAACCGACACCGCAACCGAGGCCGACACGGCACGGCGGGCAAGGGAAGCGCAAGCCGAAGCCGAGGCCGAGGTGCAGATGCTGCGGGAGGAGGTGGCCAGGCTGCGGGCCCTCACCCGCCCGGCCCTGGTCGCTGACCCCGACCCGATCACCGGCGCCTGATCACCACCACGGGGCCCAGGCCGCCGAGGCCCAGGGCCCCGACCCCGACCACCACCACCACGCCGCCGACCCATGGCCATTGAGCTACCCAAACCGCCCGCGCCCTGGGCCCTCTGGTTTGATCCAGCGGGCCGGGCGATCCGCCCGCTACCCCGCGCCGCCGTTGCCGATCTGGCCGGAGCTGGCCCGCTTGACGATGCGCTCAGCTACTGGCTCCGCCGTCTCGACATCCAGGCCCAGCCGTGGATGGTGCGCCGCTGGCTCAAGGCCTCCGGCGGATGGACCGCCGGCGAGCTGACCGACCACCGGCGCAACCTCGCCCGGCTGCGGTGGTGTTGGGCCTGGGAGGCCCGCGAGCTGAAGGACCCCGGCCACCTTCTCGACCTGAGGGAACGATGACGCGAGCAGCAGACCCGGCCCAGTGGGGCCCGGTCGAGCCGGCCGCCCTGCTCCGGCTGCTGGCCGCCGAACACCATCGGGATGTGGACTACGCGAATCGATGGGGCCGGCACTGGGACGCCGCCCCCCTGATCGCCTGGCAAGTGTTCAACACCCAGCGCGAGCGAGGCCGGCCGATCAACCCGCGGGCCCTGCCATGGCACGCCCGGCGGGCCGTCGATCGGGTGCAGCAGGCGACCCACTGGCCCACCTGAACGGACGCCAGCCCGGAGGGCCCCGGCCCTCCCTGCTGGTCTCACCCCCAGCGCACACCACAACGACAGGAGGCCCGCACCCATGGGCACCGACGACACCATCAGCACCAGCCCCACCCCTGCCGAGCAGGACAACAACGGCCGAGCCTCGGCCCTTGCGACGGCAGAGCACGTCGCCCAGCTACACGCCCTCTGGCTGTGGCTGAACGATGGCGGCGAGGCCGACGACGACGACGCCCCCCAGGTGGACGACCCCGAAGGACTCGACACGCAGGAGGACGTAGAGGAGCGGGCCCGGGAGCTGGCCCTTTCCTGCCTGGTCTCCAGTACCGAGCAGGTCGAGCCGAACCAATGGCCGCCCGACCCTGACCGCTTCGAGGTTCTCACATCCACCGGCGGCCCCGCCGTGCGCCTGGTCGGGGAGCTTCGAGACGGTGTGCCCCACAGTTGCGAGTGGGAAGGCCAGGACTGGTTCACCCCCTGGGTCAGCGTCCACGACCAAACGACCGGCGAGCAGGACGACGCCTGCGAGTGGTTCGCGGAGCTGTTCTGCTGGGAACTCGACAGCTGACCGGCGCCAGATCGCAGCCCGTAGGGCAGGCCTCGGCCTGCCTTTCCTGCTGCTATCGGCAGCCACCCCACCGCCTGAACGACCATGACACCAGCCCAGCCGCCAGCCCGGCGGCTTCTCATCGATCGCCAGCCGGCCGCCCTGCCGGCCGCCGCCGTGGCCTGGCACCCCGCCGCCCAGGGCCCGGCCGCCGTGCCGCTGGCTGCCCTGCTGCTGCCCTGCCCCTGGGCCCCGCTCTCACCGGAGGAGCAGGCCGACGCCCACGACGCCGCCGCCATCGTGGGCGCCTCTGAGCTGTGGCCGCCCCTGGCCCGCTCGATCGCTGATCACCTCCGCCGGGGAGAGTTCTGCCACCCGCTCGCCTGGTCTCAGACCATGAAACGGGCAGTAAACCCAGGCCTCAAGGCCGCGGCCGTGCGCCGCGGCCGCGGCCCTCAGTGGCGCCTCATCTGGCCGGTCGAGATCCGCCGCGCCGCCGGTGACGCTCTGGTGTGGCAGGCCGTCAGGGCCCAGGCCCAGCCCCTGCCCTCCGGTTCGGTCTGGGTCGAGATGGGGGAGCAGCCGTGAACCGCTCCACGTTCGCCGTTCTGGCCGCCGCCCTGCTGGTCTGGGCCCTGGCCCTGCACCGCCTCGCCACCTACGAGCCGGCCGCCGCGCCCCTCACCGGCACCGGCGACCGGCGCACCCAGCGCGAGTGGCCCGGCCCGTAGTCGCCCAGCCTGCGCCACAATCCGCGGGCGCCGTGCTAATGTGGCGCAAGCGGCCCCGGCCCCCGGCCCCCGCCGGGCGGCCCCGGCCCCCGGCCCCCGCCGGGCGGCCCCGGCCCCCGGCCCCCGCCGGGCGGCCCCGGCCCCCGGCCCC